TCTATGTCAAGCCTAATGGTACGGCGGTATAAACCCGCACGTCTAAGAGATGTTTGGACTAAGGGAATGATGTCGTATTTGTGCGTGTAACGCAAAATAGACTCTCGCAAAACTTCATATGCAGAAGCTTCACGAGAGTCATATCCTATATAGATTACTGGTTTCTTTTCACTAAACATTTACTTAACACATCTCCTAAACAAAATTCAAGATAATGTATTGTAATTTATTTTTAGGTAAAAGTCAAATGTTTTTTACTGCTCATAGCTTTCAATCTTCTTACGCAAAGAACGCATATCAAAGTACAGTAAAGTTTGCATAGCCCATATAGCTGTTAATAGTAATATAATATTATCCATCTTTTTCTTTCTCCCTTTCCTTTAGTTTCTGCCACTCCTCATAACTTGGATGGCTGTGGGGTGGATTGTACTGAACCCAACCATCACCCCGCTTCCACACTAACTTTGGATTAGGCCGCTGCGATGTCAACAATCTCACAGACACCTGCGGTACAGGCCAACTCACGTCCACCTGATGTAGTGTCTTCCTTTTCAAAGTCCTGTAGCTTAGACCAGTCCACACTCTTGGGCATCTTACTTACCCACTCTTTGTACTGAGCCTCATTGATGTCTTGATAAGGTGCTTGCTGATATGTATGCTCACTGAATGGCAGGAAGCTGATACCAGATACTTCATCAAAGTGTTCGTACACCCAAGTCCCTACGTCCATCCACTCATTCTCTTTGACTGAGATGGTAACAGAAGGTTTGTGTTCACACCAGTGACGCTGGTATGTAAGCCACAACTTTAGCTGCTCAATAGCTGTCATACCTGTACGTGTTACTGCATTAGCAGGTGACTTCATTGGGAAGCTAAACACAGTGGTGCTATCAGGCTTCATTACGTCAGGCTCTGCAGGAATACCCTGTGATATAAGAAACTGTGTCAGTGGGTCTTTGTTATCACCACGTACAGTACGAATGTAGTATGGGTTATGACGTGCATGAATGCCTGATGCTGCGTCAGTAAGTTGAGACACAGTACCACTAGGCTTCACACAGGTAACTGCTGTTGATTGAGGGATACCTAGTTGTTTAGCTACATTCTTATTAGTCATTACTGATTCAGAACGTAGGATTTCAAGAGCAGTCTCTAGCTTACCACCGTTGGTAGCTGTCAACGTATTGTCCATGATGCCTGTCAAAGACACACCAAGCAAACGCTCTTCCTCTGTGTTCTTCTGCCAAATCTTACGAATGTATTTAAAATTAGTAAGCGTAGCTTGGAAGGTTCCAAGAATAGTAGCGAGGCGAACCTTATTTTTTAGTGTCTCAAGTGTATCAGACTCACGCACCACCACCTCTGATAAGTTACAGAACTGATAAGGCCGTAGGATAATCTCAGAACAAGGGTTGCACCCAAAGTCCTGTTCAGCATCACGCCGCCCATTCTTAGCTGCTTGTTTCTTAGCAGACTGACGGTTAAAGATACCACGTTCACCTGACTTGCTGTCGTACAAAGACAACCACTCACGCATGAACGTACCCATCTCAGGCTTCTGCTTGTAGGCTACAGAGTTATTAGCCAAGGCACGTTGCCCTTCATTCTCCCACCACTTGCCTGACTTAGCATGAGCCATCTGGTCATCGTTAAGATTGGACAAAGAGATGAGGGCTGAACGGCGTACACCACCCACTACTACAACCTCCCCAATCTTACACATGATATCATGGCATTCAATTGGATATAGTCTACGCCCCGCCGCACCTTTGAACTTCTCAATACAGAAGTCAAACAATTCAATAAGGGGCTGTGGTCCTGATGCACGTCCACCAAAAGTCTTTAGCCTTGCACCTGCAGGACGTACTTCGCTGACATCAAATTCTGGAATCTGACCTGAGTACAACATGAAGATAAGTTCTTTCAATGACTTAGCCCAACCCGGACGTGAATCACCTACCTTAATTACTGTATCTGTCTGATGAAAATCTTCATTAACCTGTGGCAGCTTCTCAATATTATGTCGCTCAACACTGAAGCCAACACCTGTACCACACATAAGTATGTACATTGTTTCGTCAAAGGCACGTGGGTTATCTACTGGTACATATGAACAGTTGTATCCACCTACATGACAACGGTCAAGCGCAGGACCAGAGGTCATCAATGCTCTCATGCTTGGCATGATTGACTGATTGAGGACTGCCTCCTCTAGTTCTGAACGTAAATCTTTTGTAAGCTTGTAGTTATGGTTGGAACTAAGATGCCCTTCCATATAATCAAAGTATCTTTGTACTGTTTCAGCCCACGTTTCACGCCGTTGCTCATCTTCTTTCCAACGTGCATACCGTGACAGGGCAATAAAATTCTGGTAATCTGTAGGTAAATGGTTGCTCATAGAAACCCCTTTCATTTTTCAAAGTGCAAGAGAATAAGTGTAGCACAAATGGACTACAAGTACAATATTCTAATGCCCTAAAACTGCGTTAATTCTTTTTCTGACATACTCAACTTCTCCAGATTTAAGAACCTTGAATGCAAAGTCTCTCATGTATGCTGGGTCTATTCCGGCATAGTCACAGACTGTGTTGAAGTCCTCCGCTGTTACACCGACAGACGCAAAGAACCAAGCAACAGCCCTATCTCTTTCAAGCACGGCTGTGTCAGGCTCCCCATCATAAGAAGGCTTTGTCGCATCCAGTAACGCTTGTAGTATTACTGTCATAAACAAAGCCTTCTCTGCTGTCTTGGGGACATTCAATTCTACATCAATCAGTACGATGTCTTCTTTTAGCATTCTTCTTAAACCATTCTAGTGGGATACCTTCTCCACCTTTGCAATATTTAAAGTTATATTTATCACACCAATCTGCGTAGGTCATTTTACCACCTTTGTATAGTTTCCTATATGGGTTATCAAAGACAAACCGAATGTCCACGTCAGGGTGTTGGTTACGAAGGAACAGATGTTTCTTTCTGTCTTCTAGCATGAACCTTCCCTTGACTTCAAGTATGATACCATTAGGTAGAAGGAAGTCCGGGATATAGTTCTTATCCTCACGCCACTCATACGGTATCTTATCTGGCTCATACTTGAACTCAATGTTATGCTTGGTAAGAACAAAAGCAGTATTCAGTTCTGAATTAGAACGGTATTGATGCTGCTTTTGTACTCTATTTTTTGTAGGTCTACGCGGCATTACTAATCTCTGGTACATCTGGAATCTTAGCTACCTGTGTAAGGTAACGTACACCATTAGAGTATTGGAACTTACGTAATCCCATACCACCATTGGCATCCTTCCAGCATTCCTCATTGAATGGACAGAAGATACACCCCACTGCAAGTTTTCTATTACCTGACTTACCATCAGGCTCATCTGGATAGCAGCGTTGTGGTGGTATCTCAGACTTTAAGAAAGACTTTACATTGTCAATCCTAGAAGAAGCACTAATCATATGAACAGATTCAACATTCATCAAGGCTAGTTCACCTGATGATTTATCTACTGCAAAGAATGCAGCACTGTCTTTATTGTTTGCCTCTGCATACCCAGAGATTTGTGCAATGTATCCGAATGGGTCATCAGTATGTAATGTACCTTCTTTAAATTTCTTGAAGGCATATGGTGAAGCTGATTTAATATCAGTAAGTACACCATCAATAATACAATCCTGATGTCCTTTCACACCGTTGATTTCTACTTCACCTTGTTCACCTGTCACCTTGTGACCAGACAACTCAGTAAGTAGTACAAGCAAAGCCTCTAGGATATCTCCAAACATAAACTTTAGTTTAGTCTGTCCATCAATTGGACGCGGCTCTGTTATTCCACGGTATGTATACCACAGTTGGCGGTCAGGTTTCCCAATCTGAGACATTCGTAACCCACCACCTGCTTCACGCTGACGTGTACCTTCTTTCAACTGCCTTGTCATAGCAGCCCAGATACTCTTGGAAAACTTTTCCATACTGTCACGGTTATCCATAGTGCCAGTATCTACACCTTCCTCAAGCATCTTATATATGTCTGCAATTAGTGTATTTATTTTAGCCATTATGTTACTCCTTTCTAAGGACTGTATGTACTATCAATTAGTTTTTCTAAGTACCACTTAGCTTTCTGTAAATCTTCTACGCCATTCTTGTAACGATAACGCCAAAGATATTTTATTACATTTCCTTGTAAGTAAAACTCAAAGTTCTCAGCACCAAGTGCTGCTTCTATTGCGTCAATACATTCTACACCTGCTTGATTGTAATGAGGTGGGTGGTCTACCATATCTTCCATTACATTTCTCCTTTCAACTAAGCATATCTCCAAACCCAATCGTCAACTGTTCTGCCTACAGGTATCATACCAAGTTCTGTTAGATAAGTAAATATGTCTTCTTGTTTATATCCAAATCTTTCACAAGTATTCTTAACCTCTATGTTAATTGTTGGACGATTTTCTTTTATTGTTTCGGCTGCTCCTTTTAAAAACTGTAATTCAAAACCTTCTACATCAATCTTAATGTAGTCAATATCTTTATATCCGAATGAGTCTAGTGTACGAATTTCTGCTTCATAGTCTCCATCCTCTGTAATAGAAGATGTACCACTGTTGCCATCCTTTGCATAAGATAGACAGACATTCCCATCATAATCTCCAAGAGCATAAGGAAGTATCTCAACAATATCTGTATCAACATTTCTTTCTAAGCATTCACGATGTACAGGTACAGGTTCAAAGGCATACACCTTTTCAAAGAACTCCTGTAAATCTACAGCCCAAGTTCCTACGTGTGCGCCGACATCAATAGCAGTATTAAAGTTATCACAATGTGATAAGCTTTCCCTGCGGTGATGTACCTGATAATTTTCCCCATTAAAATGATTATCATCTTCAGGGAACCAAAACTTTCCACGCTTAATCATAAGAACAAATCCTTTCTGTAAGAAGTACTGGCGTACCCAACCCTACACTAGCCAGTCCACAGCCATATATCTTTTGTGCTGCACCCTTTTGAAGTTAATTCCCTATGAGGCTACTGAAGTGCCGAAGGGGATGTCGTCAGAGAACGCATCTTCAGCAGCATTAAACCCACTAGGAACAACGTCAAAGTCTTCAGAGTCACCGTAAGGAATCAGGCTCACAACCTGTACTGCTTGTAGGTCAGCACCAATTCCTGACTTACCTGCATACTCCCACTCATATGTCTTGAACAACACGTTCACATCTGAGCCGTTACCAACAAGGGTCTTACCCATGTCACGTTTCTGAGAATCTTTTAGTGCAGGTGCAGTGTTCTCTGAACCATCACGGCGGTTTACCTTACGTTTTAGTGATACGAAATCACCACGCTCATCACCTTTGTTCTTAATGTTAAGCCCAAGGTTCTGTGCTTTCGCAAGTTCCTGTCCGGTGAGTGCCACATCAATTGACCATACTGGTTCAAAGGTTGTGTTAGGTGTTGCGATTGCTGCCCAAAAAGATTTTCCTGAAAGTACTGGCATATTAATTCTCCTTTTTTCTGTGATGCGGTCATCGCCGCTTTCGTTAATGTGAGTGTATTGTGACAGAACTAAGCAGCCCTGTCAACATCTTTTTTGTATGCTTTTATTACATCAGATGAAAAAAGTTTCTGTAAGTTTAGAAGGTACATCTTGGATGCATTGTGGTCACCACCTGAGACAGACCTTTTGTAGTCTAGGTTGTCAATGATTCGGCGTAGACTGTCTGTATCAAAGACAAGAGTAGCAAAGATGTCGTCACCTATACATAGGTTATGGAACCAGTAGTCTGCTTCCGTTGCAGCAATGCCACTAGGTTTACCATACGATTCGTATTCAATCGCTATGTTACCTGTGTTCTGCCAGACATCACGCTCAGATTTTACTTCAATCTTTTTGTCTTGAAGCATACTTGCTACGGCTTGCTCACGCACTTTACCGTACTCTAAATCTAAATCAAACTTCTTACGATTTTCTTTTGATGGTTCTAGGTTATTCATGTTGTCTCCTTTCTAGTGAGTTTCAGCCCAGTTATTGCCTATTTTATATTCACTGTCAAGTGGACACTGAACATTTAGTTCTTTCTCCACACGTTTCATAGCTGCTTGAGTTAGCTTTCCAAACGCTTCTGCTTGGTCATGTCGTATCTCAAACTGATATTCATCGTGGATGCTGGCGACAAGGCGATAGTCAAAGCCCTGTCGCGCAGCCAATGTTATTTGACGCAGCCATTCTTTACAAATGATAGCCCCTGCACCCTGCAATAGAAGGTTAGCTGAAGCGTGTTGCTGTCGTACCTTTAGTAGTCTACCATCAAGGCCACGAACATAACCACTACTAGCTGCTCTGTCAATCTTATCACGCAAAGATTTCAAGGCAGGTAGGTTAGCCATGAACTTGTCCATGATGGCCTTACCTTCTCTAGCACCACCACCTACGATGGAACCAATCTTAGCTGGACCTGCACCATAAATTAATGC